AACATTTCATGTTCTACGGGAGGCGGCACACAGGGGACATGACTCGGTTCGATACACGTTCATCTCGCCGTGGTGTAAAGGACAACACGCAAGTTTCCGAAACTTGAGACTCAGGGTTCGAGTCCCTGCGGCGAGGCCAGGAAGGAAGACATCGGGGTGCCGGACCCGCTTCCGTAGTTACCGGCCAAGCGCTCATAGCTCAATGGATAGAGCTTTCGCCTACGGAGCGAATGGTTGGGGGTTCGAGTCCCTCTGAGCGCGCCTTGTGTTGGTCTCGCAAACCAACCTTTTTCTCTTCGTCCTGGCGGATCCAGGCACAAGGTTGCGATCCTTGTTGACCGAGTTCGACTCTCGGCGAAGAGGCCAGGTCCAGATCGGGGACGCCCGACGTTGGAGCGGTTGCGGCGACCGTGCCTGAAACGCCGTTTTGCCCCTGTCCTGAGGGATTCAGGCTACGGCCTTCGAAGCCGTTTGACTCGGTTCAACTCCGAGCAGGGGTGCTGACGCGTATGCGTCGTGTGCGGTGCAGCGGGGACGCGGATCAAGTCTCATAAGCTAGATCAGCCAGGTTCGACTCCTGGGGCCGCAACCATTCTCCAGATCGCCGTCAGTGTTCGAGCTTGGCTCGGGTCCTGAGGGCGGGGTGGAGCAGCCAGGCAGCTCGCAAGGCTCATAACCTTGAGGTCGGCGGTTCAAATCCGTCTCCCGCAACCAAGTTCGGTGTACACGCACGGCTATGCGTGAAGCGGCTACGTTTCTCGGAGACCCTTGTCCCAAGGGTCACACTTTGCGTCTCGTCCGAAACGGTAAATGTGCCGTGTGCCATCGCGTGTCGAATCACACCGAGGCGACCAAGAAACTGCGTGCTCAGTATCAACGTGAGCATCCGGAAGTTGGTCGTAAAGCTGCTAGGAAGGCGCAGCGTAAGAAGAACGGTGCGGTAGGCCCTACCTCCGAATCGGGGCACGGTAAGCACTGCGCCATCTGCGGTGTGCTTCTGGACGATGCCCTCCGAAACTTCGACGCCCCGGCGTATGATCACGACCACGAGACCGGCGTGTTTCGTGGCTGGCTCTGTAAGCGGCACAATCTGGGTCTGTCCTACTTTCAGGACGATCCGACGTTGCTTCGTAAGGCCGCCGAATACCTGGAACTTCGGCAGGGAAGTCCTGCCAAGCCCCTGGAGCCGGATAGTCCGGTGGGGTCAGTCATCGAGAAAAAGGAAGGGTTGGCAACCCACCTCAAGTCCATGAACAAGTGTCATGTAAACGTAGGAACCATCGGACACGTCGACCACGGCAAGACCACGCTGACCGCCGCCATCTTGGCGGTACAGGCTCAGGCTGGACTCGCCAAGGTCAAGTCCTACGCCGACATCGCCAAAGGCGGGACGTTTCGCGACGACAGCAAGACGGTGACGATCATCATCTCGCACGTCGAGTACGAGACGGCCACGCGCCACTACGCTCACATCGACTGCCCAGGGCACGCCGATTACATCAAGAACATGATCACGGGGGCCGCGCAGATGGACGGCGCGATTCTCTTGGTCGATGGCAGCCAGGGGCCGCAGCACCAGACGAAGGAACACATCCTTCTCGCCCACCAGGTCGGTGTCGAACGCATCGTGGTCTTCATCAACAAGGTAGACGTCGCTGACGCCGACCTCCTGGAGCTGGTCGTCGAGGAAGTGAACGATGCCTTGAAGCTCCACGGCTACAAGGACTCGCCGGTCATCATGGGCTCGGCCCTCAAGGCGAAGGACAACCCCGCCACGGAGGGAAAGTGCATCCAGGAGCTGCTCGCGGCCATGGAGACGCACTTCCCCGATCCCGTCCGCAACTACGAGGCCCCGTTCATGCTCCCCATCGAGGGCGTCCACACCATCGTCGGTCGTGGCACCGTCGTCACGGGGCGCATCGCTCGCGGTGTCCTCAAGGTCAACTCCACGGTCGAGATCATCGGCCTGGTGGATGCGGACGAAAAGCCGCGTCAGGTCGTCTGCACGGGCATCCAAATGTTCCACAAGGATCAGGTGGAGGGCCGTGCGGGAGAGAACGTCGGGCTGCTGCTTCGCGGCGTCGCTCGTGAGGAAGTAGTCCGCGGCCAGGTCATCATCGCGCCTGGCTCGGTCAAGTCGCACACGAAGGCCAAGGCCGAGATGTTCGTCATCCCCACGAAGGAAGGCGGACGCCACACGCCGATCTTCGCGAACTACACCCCGCAGTTCTTCTTCGGCACGACGGACGTCACCGGCACCCTCGTGGACCTCGAAGGGACGAAGATGCTCAACCCTGGGGACCACGGTACAGTCTCTTTGGAGCTTCAGAAGCCCATCGGGATGGAGGCCGGGATGCGGTTCGCTGTCCGCGAGGGCAGCATGACAGTCGGCGCAGGGGTCATCCTCTCCGTCGAGTAGTACACGCGCGGCGGGGCTCACGCCCCGCCCATGCCAGGTAGGCCCAATGGATGGGCGGTCGTTTCATACGCGATCGTAGTGGGTTCGATTCCCTCACCTGGCACTCTTGGGGTGTCGTCTAACGGTAGGACGCGGGGTTTTGGTTCCCGCTAAGGGGGTTCGATTCCCTCCACCCCAACCGCGCGGTGTAGATTTCGGCGTGACCACACGCAGGAAGACCTCCAACGAGAAATCCCGCAAGGGCGATCACTACCTCCGAATCAGTGATCTGGAGCCGTTTGTCCGTAAGGTGAACGTCCTCCGCCTTGAGGGTCTGACGACGAGAGACATCGCCGAACGTTTGGGCGTCTCGGTCAGCACGATGAATGGTCGGTTACGGAAACATCGCGTAGCTCAGGTTAGCTAATCTTCTTGTAGAGCGCTTCTGCGCTATGAACGTAGAACAGCTCACTGCGCTCGTCTCCGATAACCTGACGATCCAGCAGATCGCGTCGCGACTCGACACATCGCCCACAAACGTGAGGTACTGGCTCAAGAAGCACGGCCTCCGTACCAAGCGTGGTCCGCATGGACGCCTGAACAACCAGCTTCGCCTCCAACGTGAGGTCGAGCGGGAACAGGCCCCACGGTGTTGTCCGAAATGCGGCGAGACCGACCTCACGAAGTTCTACGGTCGAAAGGTCTCGTTGTGTGGGAAGTGTCACACGCATTACTGCATCGGCCGTGGCAAGGAGAAGCGGGTCAGGATGCTTGAAGCGCTCGGCGGGAAGTGCTTCGAGTGCGGCTACGACAAGTACAAGTCGGCGCTCGACGCTCATCATTTAGACCCAGAAGAGAAGGACACTGCGTTCCACCAGTGGCGAGGGTGGTCCTGGGAGCGCATCGAGAAGGAAATCAAAAAGTGCGTGCTCCTGTGCAAGTGCTGCCATGCGGCAGTCCACTCGGGAGAGCTGATCATTCATCGGAGAGTCGCCTAGTGGTAGGGCACTTGTTTCGGGTACAAGACTTCGGGAGTTCGATTCTCCCCTCTCCGACCATCAGAGGGTAGTGTTTAGCGGCTAGCACCCCTGTTTCGGGAACAGGTAGCGCGGGTTCGAGTCCCGCTCCTCTGACCACCCACCAGCGTTGAGCCGTGCTGGGGTAGTTGGGTTTGTCGTGCATCGAGTAGGCGGGACCCTGGACGACTACTCCGGACCCGTTGGAAGATGCACGGCTAACGGCTCATGGGCAGGTAGCTCACAGGTAGAGCGCTCCCCTCACACGGGAGAGGCAGAGGGTTCGATACCCTCCCAGCCCACTGCATCGCGGAACTACGGCTTGCCGTGTGACAACCTGCGGTGCTCATGCGAGGGACAGCCAGGGGCTGCTCTGGCTTTACAAGCCGGGTGAGAGGGTTCGACTCCCTCCTCTCGTACGAAGTTTCATGCTCGGGTAGCCCAACGGCAGGAGGCGTTCGTTTTAGAAGCGAAACAGTGTGGGTTCGACTCCCATCCCGAGTACTGAGGAAGGAACCGCTCGTCTCCCCTCACCCTCATGCCCGCGTGCAGTCGCGGCAACTTGAGGGTATGCTGGAGAACCAGAGATAATGAAGGGGTGGATCACGTCTCGATCTTGGGCTGCCCCCTGATAAGGGTGGCTCGTCCGGCTTGGCCGGGGTCGTGTACGACCGGTACCGCCCTGACGAGCAAACTGTCCACGTGGAGGAATGGTAGACCGGACCGCCTTAAAAACGGTCGCCTCAACGAGGCGTGAGGGTTCGATTCCCTCCGTGGACACCGGGAAGTACTCGCCCGTGCAATGACCGATCGATGGATCGGCAACCTTGCAGACTGAATCGTTCCTGTAGTGTAGTGGTAGCACGTCGGCCATTGGAGGCCGGAGACGCGGGTTCGATTCCCGCTGGGGCTCGAAAGAGTTGGTTTGGGGTTGGCGGGTTCGGGTTCCGCACGTCTTGACCACGTGCGGGGCACAGCCCGCTCGCCAACCGATGTGTAAATGGCCGACTCGTATGCGGGTTTACCGGACGGGTCGCAACGCCAAACAAACGTCTCAGGGAGTGCAGGGGTGACACGAGTACAATGCGACCGTGGTGGAACGGCATACACGCCAGCCTGAGACGCTGGGCCCCGTATGGGGTGTGAGGGTTCGAGTCCCTCCGGTCGCACGAAGGAGCACAACGATGACCTGGATCATATGCACGGCGAACGACCCTCAACGGGCCGTCGCCTAATCCACCCGGTCGGTGGAGCCCGTCTTATGAGCGGGTGTGGCTTAGGGGTTCGACTCCTCGGCGGCCTACGACTTGACACAATGAACCCACCTGCTAGGGTTCGTACCCTGATGCGCGGGAAAGCCGACCCGAAGCTGAAAGCGGAGTGTCTTCGGCTACGGCTTGACGGCCGTCGTTCCCTCAAAGAGATACATGCTGCGACGGGCGCACCGATGGGGTCCATCAGTGCATGGCTTCGTGAGCACCCGCTCACTCCAGAGGAGCGACGGGCGAAAGAGGATGCTGGTCGGATACGTGCGTCCGAGTCCCATGTTCGCAAACCACGCGGGGAGGAGTCGCATCTCTATCGGCGGGCACCGAAGCCGATAGGTGCTGTACGCAAGTCACGGATCGCGGAAGCTGCGGTGTTGTTCCGCTTGGCCCTGTTCGACATCCGAGCGTTCAAACCGATGTTCGATGGCGACAAAGCCGACTGGCTGGCAATCCCAGCAGGAGGTGGTCCGTTGAAGCTTCAGGTCCGCGCCACCAAGCAAGGCCCTCACGGACTTCCGATAGTCGGCCTACGGTGTTCTTCCGGTCGCAAAGGGAGCCGGCCTTTTCAAGATGGAGAGGTAGATTTTGTGGTCGGTTACGATTTACCGACTGACCGTGCGTATGTTTGGTCGTGGGGAGAGGTTCATAAGCTCGGCACCGCTGTTTCGATCACAGTTGAAAATTACGGGGGTTTCGCTCTCGGGGAGAGCACCATCCTGACGCGATGGACCAGATGGGTTCGAGTCCCATAGCCCCCACCGGATCGCCCGATCCGCAGCCTGGTCCACCCTCGGGGTGGTCAACCAACGCTGGCCATCCATATCGTCGAGTGACGAGGCGTGCCTTCAAGCATGTCCAGCCAGCGCGACTCTGGCACTAGGATGGTTATTCGGGCATGGGCGCATAGTAGATGCGGTTCTGAACGCACGCCTGATAAGCGTGAGATCCTGGTTCGACTCCAGGTGCGCCCACCGGGTCGCCCGACCCGAGATGATGCCCGCTCCGAAGGGAGACCCAAGCATCGTCGGCCACTCGATAGTTGGTTCAACTCCAACCCGTCGCAAGACGGACCACTAACGGCTAGTGACCCTGCCTTGTAAAGCAGGGGAGAGAGGTCAACTCGGGCACATGCGCGGATGGCGGAATTGGCAGACGCACTAGCTTGAGGTGCTAGCGGAGAAATACCGTGGGGGTTCGATTCCCCCTTCGCGCACTCCCTCGAATGTGAGCAGGACTACATCCCCATAACGACCCTAAGGTAGCTACTGGTGCCGTGAGGCATTACGCGATGGCGCTCATGCCGGACCCTTCGGGGCTTCCGGCTGATGACTCTCACGAGTTGTCGGCGCGGGGCGAGCGGAGGTCAGCTCGGGCAACCGAGACCCTCAATGCGCCGGTCACACAAGACGTACTTGCTCGGTCTTGTCGAGGGCCACTTTCAGATCGGTGACACGCTGTTTTCGAGACCCTGGGCGTGGTCCACGAGCGCTTTCACCTTTGCGGCTTCTCCGTGTGAGTGCACGACCACTTCGAGGGCCCATGCCTACGGCTTACCATAAAAAGTTTCATGCGATCGTGGCGGAATTGGCAGACGCAC